GAAGCAACTGTATTCGTTGTTGAAATAGTTGTTGTTGTACCATTAACTGTTAAGTTACCTGTAACTGTTAAGTCCTGAGCAACTGTAATGTCATCTGGTAAACCAATTGTAATTGTACCTGAACTTTCAGATACGTTCACTTCATTAGCAGTACCTTGAATAGTAATTGTACCACCAAGATCAACAGCAGTTGATGTTGAACCATCTGTTACACTAATTGATGAATTAGTTAATGATGAATTACCAATATCTGATAACGTGTTACTAGAACCACTGATCGTTTTATTTGTTAATGTTTGTGTTCCAGTGTTTGTAGTAACTGAACTATCAATAGCAAATGTTACAGTATTACCTGTAGCAGATGTATCAATACCAGTACCACCAGTAAATGTTAATGTTTCACTATCTAAATCAATAGATAAAGCACCGCCGGTATCAGCTTGAAAATCTAAATCCTGAGCAGTGACTTGTGAATCAACATATGATTTAATTGCTTTAGCAGAAGCAAGTGTATCATCACTTGCCGATACTGAACTTAAATCAGTATCAATAACACCTGAAGCAAAATCAGCAACTTCAATATTTGATATTGAGTTACCGGTACCGTTAGCGTCAAAAGTTTTGTTTGTTAATGTATCTGTACTTGAAGCAGTAATGTAAGAACCTAAGTCAGAAATGTCTGCCTCAACAATTGTAATCGTGTTATTAGCAGTATCAATAGTTTTGTTTGTAAGTGTTTCTGTTCCTGCTTGTGTAGCAAATGAACCATCACTTAAAGCACTATTAAATTCTGCTGTAGTACCAGTTAAAGTACCTTCAGATAAATCTAAAGTGATAGTATTTGAAGCACTATCAATTGTTTTGTTTGTAAGTGTTTGAGTGCCAGTTGTTGTTACAACAGTGTTATCTATAGCAAAAGTAACACTATCACCTGATACAGTAGAAGTGATACCTGTTCCACCTAAAAGAGAAAGTGTATCTGTTGTTAAACTTATAGAAGCACTTGTAGAACTGTCATCTACAATATTTAATGTAGAAGCAACATCACCAAAAGATAATATTCCAGAACCGTTTGTTAATAATGCTTGTCCATTTGTTCCATCACTTGCTGGCAACGTGAAAGTAATATCAGAACTTATATTGTTAGGTGCTTTTAAACCTACAAAATTTGTACCATTATCAGTACCTTCGTTAAACTTAATTGTACCGCCTACAGTTGTAGAATTACCTACAAATAATTCATCAATCGCCTTGTTTGAATCTACAAGTATTGCTGAACTAGCAGTTAGTGTTCCTTGTACGTGATCTAATTGATCTGTAAAATATTGTCCACCAATAACTGTAATATTATTGGCATCACCGTTACCGTCAACTCCGCCTTCTCCAACAAATAATCTATCTCCTAGATTACCTTGTGTACCAGTACCATAAGTATAAGCTAATTCACCTAGTTTGAGTGTAGCGGGAGCCGTAGTTCCAGATGATCGTTTTATCTGAATAATTGTTGCCATTTAAAAGTCTCCCTTAAAAACTACCGCCATTGAACGTTATCGTTCCGGTATCAGTAGATATTTCTGTTTTTGTTATAAATTTGTCTGACGAAGCATCATATTGGATTAAAGCACCATCTTCAAGTGTCGAAGCATTAACGTCTGTCATATTTCTTAAACGTGTAACACCATCGACTACAGCAGTAGGAGTTGTAACAGAAACTTTTTGAGGTCCACGTGTTGTGGCATTTATATTTGCCGTTGTTCCACCATTTGGATTTATCGTTGCTGTTGTCATACTACTCTCTCTTTTGTGTAATATTTATAATAAAAGTAGTTTGAATTAGATAGAAACAGACGGATTTACAGTAATAATTCCTTCAATAACCCTAGTAACCGTACCTGTGGATGTCTGTGTAATCTCTAAATCGTACACATATCGCTCTGCGTCTAATGAGGCCGTATCTGCGGCTGTCATAGATAATGTGACAACACCTGTTGTAGGGTCGCCAGAAATAGTCGCTGTGATGGTTGTTCTCGTTCTTGTAGAGGCATATCCTTTTGCCATTTTAGCTGCGGCTGTGTAACCTGTTAAATTGAACGCATTATTATTAGCGTCTTTAACGGTTACATCCGAACTAAATGAGGCCCCTTGGTCTATTGATAGGTTTGCTATAGCTGCCATTTGTTATTTACCAGTTTCTTTTTTTACTAAGTCTGCAATCTTTTTGTTGTAAAATTCTGTTAATACATCAATTTTTTCAAGCTCAAGTTTGTGTCTAATCTTAGATAGTTGAATTTCTTGTCTTACTACAATGTAGTTTTGCAATTCAGGACTAAAACTAGCCAATTCGTACTCTTTGCCATCAATCATAACTGTACTCATCATAAT